TACGCTACTGACCCTTATTTAACGTTTCCCAACGCATTTTTAACATTTGCAAACATTTTGTGGCACGGTTTTTGCTGGGTCGCCACTTTACCGTTTTTTAACATTTGGCGGCTCACTTTGGCACGGTTTTTGCTATGTGTTAAACTTTCATAAAAATGTTTTGGCACGGTTTTTGTAGTGTGCAAGTTTGGCACGGTTTTTGTTATGCGTGTGCGCCCGTGAAATTGTTTCACGTGGAACACTGCCACACCGATGCACAAAATAAAATGTTTCACGTGGAACACTGTTAAACAAAGTTAAAAGAATAATTTAACACAAAATAACACGCCAACCGCTTGCAGGTTAAATAAAATGCTTAACTTTGCAGCGTGTTAAACAATTAAATACTTTATAAAATGAAAACAACAGATTTAATTTATCAAAATCAGAAAGTGTTAAACGCATTACAAGAACTGTTATTGCAAAGTAAGAAACACATTGATTTTTTGGCGGCAAATGCGCCCGAAATTCGTGCAAGTTTGGAAAGCATCGCCGAAAGCCTGCAAACGGGTGTTGATATTTTGGAAAATCAAATCGTGTTTAACCGTGATACACGCAACAAGTTTGCAAAAGAAGTCGCCTGCAAAAATCAAGCATACGACTTTATAGCGGCTGAAAAGTTGGTCGGTCGGTTCAAAACCTTTTGCGAATGTTACCCGACAAACTTGTACATCGGTTTAACGGGCGTGGATATAATGAAAGACAAATAACAATCAGCAAGCACAAAGAAAAGGCGGTAACAATCAAGTTGCCGCCTTTCTTTTTATCCTGCCTTGCAGTTACTCAATATAAACGCCGTCAGACAAAGCCGCATATATCATTTCTTGTTCCTCTGTCAGCATTTCGGCGGTGTGTATGGGTGTAACATCATCGAACACGTTAAACCCTCTGAAATCGCCTAAAATGCCCGTTTGTCTGTCATTGTTTCGCCCGTTGCTTGCGCTCTCGTACCACTTGCAGTAAATGTAAGGTTCTAAACCGTAATATAACATTTCGTTCCAATCATCGCCGCCCACGGTTTTAACTTGGGTGCTTGGTGAAAGGTATATTATTTCGCTGCTCGGTTCGGTTTCCTCAACTTGAAATACAACGCCATTGCAGGACAAAAGCGCAACCCCGTTGCCCGTTACCACGTTTATAACATACTGCAAACCTATCGTTTTACCTGCATAATCATTATTGAGGTTTACAAAGCCTGCAAACGGCAAAAATAGTTGTATTTCGCTTTCGTAGTCGGTGTTGTCCTCATTGTGCGCTGGTACTACCGCCGTACCGAAATCAAGTGTTATTTTGTCTTGTGCTGGCTGGTGGCAAGATACGCCCGTATTGTAGTTGCCGCATCGTATTACATCGGTGCTGCTTGCGCCTATGTTGGTGTAAACACGGCGTATCTTGTTCACGTATGCGCCCAAATCTATGTTTTCGTAAATCGTCATACCCGTTTCGGGGTCGGTGTCCGTTGCCTTGAAAAACCGCTTTGCGCTAAATTCTGCCAACTCATCAAGTGTTACCAAATACACGTTTATTGCGCCGTACTGCTCGCCCACAACGGTAACGGGGTACGCTTGCGCATTTACAGAAAGGTTGCCCCAATCGTTTTGTAAAACAAGGCTGCCCGTTGCTGTCTGTTTATCCTCTGAAACGGTTAAATCTTTGCTGGTTGGGTTGCCGTGTTCGTCATAATAGAAAATGTTGGGTGTACTTTGTTCCGTATCAAACGCCGTGTTTTCGTTCGCTTTTATAGTTACATTTAGCGTTTCACCAAATTGCAAAAATTCGGGTAACGGTGGGTCGGCATAACAATTTGAAAAGTTTGTTTCAATGTTTACCACATATATAAACTTGCCCGTAAGTGTTACGGGTTCGGTCGGGTCTAAATCGGTTATCGTTACTTTTGCAAGGCTGTAATAACTCAAAACCTCGACTTCCATATCTACCGTTTTTTGTCCGCCGTCCGTGCTTTGGTAGGTCGCTTTCGGGTCTATAAAACGGTATCTTGGATAATGTTCGCTTTCCACGGTGATAGTTGCTACATCGCCGTCATACGTATGTTCTTCTTTTAGCGTGTTGGTTATGTTGTTCACAACGGTTATTTCGGGCGTTCCCTCGCTTACCGTTTCGCCGCTTATTGTTACACCTTTGTCGGGTTCGCAATCATCGTTTTGCCACGTTGCAGATTTGCCGCCCTCGCTTATTGTCATATCCTCGCTTGCAGGGTCGCCGTAACCGTTGCTAAACGCAACTTTTGCGCTGGTTATCTTAAAACCCTCATTTGCGGTTAATGTTACACTTGCCGCCCAACTTCCCGACTTTTCGCCCGTTGCGGTTGTGTTCGGTACGTTGTTGGTTATCTCTACCTCATTATCCAAACGGGTTTTGCCCGTAATCTCGAAAGCCGTGTTTGCGTCCGTGTTGTAAACATACGCCCACACTTCCAAATTACGGCTGTTTCGGGGTGTCAATACAAGTGTTTGAGGTTGTCCGCTGGTATCGTTGTACGTGGCTGTAATATCGCCGTCAAACTTGTAGCCCTTTTCGGCGTTTAGCTTCAAATACCAATAATCGCCGTAACCGCTATCACCCTGCCACGCGCTGTTATCCGTGCTATGCGGTACTTTGTTTGTTACTGCCATATCCTTTTAATTTTCAGTTCCTTTTAATGTTACCATAATAATACCGCCCGTTTCATTGAGTAAGCCCGTATTTGCAAACGGCACTTTCTCGAAATTCGGGGTGCGCTTGTACACCGTTTCACGATTGGAAATATACGGGTCGGGGTTGTCGCTTTCAGATACACGCCCCGTTGCCGCCAAAATCTCGCTTTCGTAGGTTTTGAGTACATCAACACGCAACGAAAGTTCGTAGGCGTTGTTTCCCTCAAAACTCACCCTTTCCACGAAATAATAACGCCCCAAATCGGGTATATAACAATAATTGAAAGTCGGTCGGGGTTGCTTTCGTAGTGTTACGGTCGGGCGCAACACATCGAAAGTTTGCCGCAAATCGCCCTCAATCGCCGTAAACTCGCCCAACTGCTTGTTTACCGTGTTCGGGTGTCCGTTGTATGAATAAAAGTTTATCGTTGTCATATCGGTAAGAAAAAAGGCGGTGCGGTGCGCTTTCACCTGCACCCACACCGCCAAAGTTAAACAATCTAATACCTATTGAGTTACTCAATAAAGAATACTACAAAGTTTTCGTTTGTATCGTTGAAATACCCTGCATCAAACTTGTAATAGTTGTTGAAAAACTCTGCCTTTGCGTTGTAGTTGGTTGTTACCCGTCTGTCAAGATTGCAAACGCCCAACGCATCACGGTCGAACATTACGCCCAACACGCCCGAAATTTCAACGGCTTTGCCGCCGCTTTCCTTGACGTTAATGTGTCCCGTGTTGGCAAAGTCGTAGTTCTTTCCGCTGCCCTGCCAAAAAGGTACGGTTTCGGCTTGCGGCAAAAGCACATCGCCACGGTTGAACGTGTCGGAATAAAGATAGGTTTGCGCTGCCTTTGCAAAGTCGGACAAAAGTACAACGTGTAACATATCTTTCGGCGTAAATCTTTCCTTGCCGCCAACATTGAACACGGTCGAAATGCTTTGCAGGCGGTCGGCATACGTACCCATAACATAAGACGCAAAGCGTATGAAATCGGGGTCGGTTATCGCCTTTGCAGCGGTTAATTTTGTGCTTTCGCCTGTCTTGTCGTTGTACAACTTCAAAAGGTTTACACATCTTGCAGTGCTGGCACTTGCAAGGTCTGCCCCTGTCATATCACCTGCCGCCGTTGCTCCAAACGCTTGCGCATCAGCCAAAACCGTTTCCGCAATCATATTGTTAATTGTGCGCATAATCAAAGCGTCTGCTTTGATAGTCATAGACTTTTCAACGGCTGCATAAATCATCGAAATAAATCCGTTTAGTTGTGCGGCGTTGCTGAAACTTTCCTTAACCTGCCTTTCGGTGATTGATACGGGTACTTCAAACGTAACCTTTGAGTTGAAAAACTTTGCGGTAACGGTCGGTTTGTGGAACACGTCTTGGTCATAGCTTGTGCCGTCTGTCAAATTCCAGCTATCGTTTTCCTCGGCTTCGGGAACATCGGCACTTATTTTTTCCAGCACGCTGCCAAACTCCCACGCATCCATTAAAACGCTCGGCACTTTGCCCGCATAAGGTCGGTTTACGAAAATCACCTTGCCGATATGGTTTACAAGTGATTTAACGTAATTATCCACTGCATTTTGGTTAAACACTTCCGTGCCTAAATCCACAATGCCCGTCAAATCCTCGGTTACAATGTCAGTACGCCCCAACACTTCACCCGATACGCTGTTAATAAGCGTGTAAATCTGTTTTACTTCCATATTGTTAAAAATTAAAATTAGTTATTCGTAAATACTCGTTGTTAATTCTCTTACAAGTGCAAAGATAATGTTTTTTCTCCAATTATCACGCCTTAACTGCAATTCTTTTGCAATTTCGGTCGAAATTGATTTGCTTGCGCCCGTTCCTTTGCTGGTTTCGGTTGTTTGGCGTTCCTCTGTGCGGTTTCTCTCATCGTTTGCGGTCTTTCGGTCGCTGTCTGAAAAATCGGTATCGTTGAACGCCTTGTTTGCGCCCGTTTCGGTGTTGTCGGTGCTTTCCTGCAAAGTTACGGTTTCCGTCCGTTCCACGCTTCCCGTTACGGGTGTCAGTACATCGTAATCGGCTAACATCGCCGCCGCTTCACGTTCCCAACCTTGCACGTTTACCGCAATCACCGCCGAAACAACATCGCTTGCGTTGTCGCTGGTTATGCTGCTTACAACGGTCTTGCCGCCGTACATCAGTAAGGCGTAAGCGTCTAACTTGGTCGGGTCGGTATCGCCGAAAATTGCGGCGTACTCTGTCGGATATTCGGTCTTGAAAACCGTTGCGAATATCCCGTTACCCTTTGTAAATAGTTCGCTGTATTTCATTGTTTATCTTTGTTTTCGTCTGTTTCCTCTGTTTCCTCTGTTTCCTCTGTTTCGGTGTCGTTACCGTCCGTTTCCGTTTCCGTTTCTTTCGTTTCCTCTGTTTCCTCTGTTTCCGTGTCGTTTCCGTCTGTTTCGGTGTCGTTTCCGTCTGTTTCGGTTGTTTCCTCTGTCGGGTCGGGTTCTTCTGTCGGGTCGGGGTTTTCCTTTGCCGTTTCCAAATCAGCCGCCAAAGCGTTGTAATTATCCCTTTCCAAACCCCAACTTGAAGCAAGTTTAACCGAAATTTCGGTATCGAACATTTCGTTAATTTTCTCAACTGCATTTTGTCTTTCTTTTAGCATATTATCCACATACGGCAAAAGTACGTCCACATTCATAGATACCTCGCCCAAATTAAGGCGTTCACGCTTCATATTATAATTTGCGTTTAACCCCAATTCGTTGTACATACTGGCTTTGTAATATTGTATCAGTTCAATAAGTTGTGTAATATACACGCTGTTTGTGGTAGGGGCTGTCTGCATATTTACGCCTTTGAAAAAAGCGTTTTCCCCGATAATTGAAAATTCGCCGTCCTGTATCTTGCGCAAAAACTCATCGGCACTTTGTTTTGTCTTGTCATCGCTGGCACTTATAAGCATCGTGATACGGGTCAAAATGCTTGCCGTGTTCAACGAAATAAGCCCGTCAGTATGCAAAACGGCATAACGCCCAATAAGCGGCAAAAGGCTTTCGCCGTTGCTGTCATTCTCAATCAAAACCCCGTCTTTCTGTATATCGTAGGTTTTGTTTAACTTTAATGCAGGGTTCGCCACGGTGTAAAGCGTTGCCCGTCCGTAAACATCGGGTTCGCCGCCTTTGCCGCCCGAAAGCGCATACAAAACGCCGTCCACGCTGGTAACAAAGGCGTTGCCCGTGGTCTGCAAAAGCCGTTCCAATTCCTTTTGCGGTATGCTGTCGGGCAAACCCTCATACTCAAACATACTTTGAGTTTTCGCCAACGTGTTCGCCATAAATTCGGTTACGGCGGTGTCTTTGTCCCTTACTTGTTGCTGGTACAACTTGTAAATGTTATCTTTCCTTTTCATCTGTCAAAACTTTAATAAGCGTTGTTAATTCGGCTAACACTTTCGTATTTTCCGCAATCGTATCTTTTAGGTGTTCCGTTTCTTCTTGGTGCGCCTGCCTTTGTTTCACCATATACCAAAACAATGCGCCACACATCACAATCGGAAAACCCAAACTTGAAATGATTTGAATAATAGTATTTGCGTCCATATCAATAAATTTTTAGTTCCTATTGCAAAGGTAGTTATTTATTTCGTAAAACGTGCGGTTCGGCACGAAATTTGCACCAAACCGCCGTTATTTTCATTTAAGCGAAACAATGTTTGTCTTTGCACTCGTAATTAAATAATTGCGTACTATTTCGCCGACTTCGTTATCTTGGTAGAAAACTTTGTCTATTGCGAAAAACCGTGCGACTTGTTGTTCCACGTAACTTGCCGTACTTAACAACTTGCGTTTGTAGTTCGGTTTGCCGTTCATTTCCAGCGAATAAATAAGGCTGTTTTCCTCATCTTTTATCGGGGTTGTCTTTGCGTGTATGTACGTGAAACATTCGTTGCCTACTTGTATAATGTTGCCTTGCAAAACAACATCGTTAAACTTGATATAGTACACAAACAACACGTCTTGCGGCTTGTACTTGCACGGCAAATGCGGATATACTGCAAGTTCCCATTTACCGCCCGTTATCATCTGCAAGTTTTGATTATCGAAACAAAAATACTTGTTGCTGGCTTTGTGTTGTACTATCGTGCTGCAATACTCAACTGCCACTATTGCACCGTGTTCGCCAAAGCGGTATATATCTATCGTTCCCTGCTCCATAAACGGCACTTGCTTCAATCCCATTTCAGTAAAGTACGGGCAAAACTTGTTTACGGTGTTACCCAACATAAATACCTTGACATCGTTCCGCTGGCGTATTATCGTACTCAAAAGGTTCATAAACAACATAAACTCATCGGGCAAATAATACCGCCGTGTCAAAAACTCATCAAACACAATCGTTGTAACATTCGGGTAACTGCTGCTTTTTTCGTGTTCCTGCTCTGAAAGGCAAAACCCGTAACAAAACGGGGTCGGGTCGGGTGTCCGCTTGTTTTTCTCTGCATCGTAGTAAGATAAAAACCACTTGTTAGACATATAAAACACTTCGTTAAATTTGCCCTCTGTCAGTTCCTCAATAAGCCCGTTTGCCACGTGATTTGCAAACAGACTTTCGGCACGTTTACCCCTCAAATCCTCACGCCAACGGCGTATATACGCCATTTGTTTGCCCGTCTTGATATAGTTTTCCAAACCATATTTTAAGGCTGCATAAGTCTTGCCGTTTGACCGTTCGCCAAATATAACATTATAGTCGGCGTTTTTGCTTAAAATCGCTTTCAAGTCGTAAAATTTCGGCTTGTCTGTCTTTGTCTTTCTTGTTGTCATACTCTTATTATTTTAGTCCTTAAATTTGATACCTCGCAAATAGTTTATGTACATAACCGAAAGGGAAAGGCTGTACCCCGTTGGCTCTAAATGTACGCCCGTGCGTTCGTTGTAGTGCGCCGTGCTGCCTTTGTAGTCGGTTATCTCGCCTTGTATCTCGTAGTCAATGTACGTATGTATGTTTTTGCCCGTTGCCGCTGGCGGTATATCCAAATAGTTGGTAAACGCATCAAATATCCCGTTTGCCCCGTACTTTTCAATAAGGTACGGAATAGCGGCTTTCTTGTTTACGCCCGAAACGGTTAGACTGAAATCGTATGCCCGTCCGTTTGCTTTGAGTGCGTTCGGTTCTTGCACCATATACCGTTTTGCGCCCAAAGTCTTAAACCGTGTATATGTACCCTCGAAATCCCAAACGCCCAAAGTCTTTGTTATGCCTTTTATCGTTTGCGGCTCGCAAAGCGAAAACGGCAAACCGTGGTACTTGCAGGCGGCTCGCAATTTCATTTGCACCTGCATATTATAAGCCTTGAAATATGCTTCGTGCGCCTTGCCGTTCATTATTTTAATGCTGTCGGTGTCGCTGTATATGTAATCGTCTTTTGCTTCGTGTATGCCCGTGAAAAGGTTGCGCCGTGCGTATGCGGTTACGAAAATGCCCCACGGGTAAAACAAGAAACGGTTTTTGCTGGTGTTGTACTTGTATAAAAGTTCTTGTTTTTGTTCGGCTGTCATTGAGTTAATATCCCATTCGCCGTTATATGTAAACTCATCACGCAAAGGGTTGGTAACACTCATACCGTAACAACTGTTTAACATTTCCTTGCTGTTTAGATATTCCACTTCTTTGCCCTCAACGCCTTTTAATTTCGTCTTGCTTTCGTACAAATGCAGGATAGACTTTACAAACGGTGTCGGCAAATAATCTTTCTTATAACAATACATTCCACCCACACGCATACTTTCCCACGTGTAAAAGTTTTTGAGTATATTAAAATCCACGTCCGTAATTGTCAGTGCTATTTTTGAAGCCGCCACAATGCGCCCGTTATTCTCGCACGGGTTTTCTTTCACAAAACATTTGCTTGCCGAAATCGGGTTGTCTTGCGTTTCGCTGGCAAATATGTTGGTAAACTCAATATCAAACACGCAACAATACTTTGATATTAAAAACTCAAATTGCGCCATACTCTTAACCGTGATTGCAACGCCTTGCGACATCGGGTATTTTTCCGCTATCATTACATACGGGTAACTGCTTGTAAAGTCGTAACTATCCACGTCATACATTATTTCGTCTGTATATTCGGCGTTGGCGTGTGTAAAACCGCCTGCAAACGCACGTTGCAGCATATTAAATTCATTCATACCCGTAATTTGTAGTTCCTGCATCAAGTTCACGTAATCCCAATTTGGTACGGTCTTTCCTGCATCGCTTTTTTCACGCAAACAATGCGCACGGCAATACTTGCGCACAAACCCCGTCTTTGTTATCGGTATGTGCGTTATCCCCTTGCTTTCCTCAATGCGTTCTTGTATGTAGCACATCACTACTTTAATATCGTTTATGCAGTAATGTATTTCTGCCTCGGTTAGCGGCGTTTCGCTGTGCCTTATTTGCTGGTAGTCCAAATCGCCCACGGCTTTTGCACACTTGTATTTCATAAGTTGTTCGCCCAACTTTGCAAGCGAATAACCCGAAAGCAAATAACTACATCTAAACTCAATGTTGCCCGTTGTTATCGCATAAATCGGTTTTCGTAGGTCTATGCTGAAAACCCGTTGCCACTCAAACCACTTGCGCAAAAACTGAAATTCGTATGAAAGGTTATGCACATACACAATAAGGCGTAATTTGTCATTCAGTTGCAAAACCTCGCTTACGGTCTGCATCATCGTAACAAATTCGCCCCACGTGCGCCCCATTATCGTATAACCGTTTATTCCAAACTGCCAAACGTACATTATTGCGGCTTTCTCTAATTTCGCCTTGCGCCCGTTCCCGTCCTGCATACGCTGCATTTGCTCGTAGGTGTACGCCCGTCCGTCCGTATCACGGTAAAAACTTGTTGTTTCTATATCAAAGGCACACGGCACGTTGTAAAACCGTTCGCCCTTGCTGTTTCCGATAATGTTCTTTTCATTTACGGCACGTTGCAAGACGCTTGCAATTTCGGTCGGGCTGTTTATTCTTTCTTGTAACTCAAAAGGTATTTTTTTCATAACCCAAACTTATTAAAGTTGCGCAATATCCGTTCTATATCGTTTTGCATATCTTCCATTTGGTCGGCTACCTCATTTGCTTGCCGCTCTATTTCCGCATCAATCGCCCGTGATATGCTTTGCGCTTCACTCTCAATTTGGGTGCTTATATCGCTTGCGCTTTGCTCCATTTCGCCCGTGAAATCCTTGTACCGCATCAAATACCGTTCCACGAAATCACTATCCGAAACGCTGTTTAACTTGCCTTGCAAGTTCCTTGCCATAAGGTTGTACTCATCGGGCGTTAAATCGTACATACGTTGCAGGTGTTGCCCGTACTGCCTTGCACCTTGCGCCGTACTGGTTGGCTGGCGTAAAAACGAAATCGCCTTGCCGTACTCAATTTTTAGGGTGTTCCAATCGCCACGCATTGAAAATTTGGTAAACCCTTTTACATCGCCTTTGTTCAACGCTTGCACGGCTGGCGAAAGTTGTCCGCTTTGCTCTATATTCTGAATACGGCGGTTTGCCATTTGGAAAACCCTTGCAATTTCCTTTCTATATTCGGGGCTGCTTTCCACGGCTTGCAATATCTCTTTTTTGATTTTCGCCCGTTGGGTTGCTCCAAATACAGACTTTGTAAATTTAATCTTGAAACCTAACTTTGCCATACGCTGTTATATTAAATAGGGGTTACAAACATTGCAACCCCTACAAAGTTAAACATAACTTTCCAAACTCTTACAAGTCCACAAACGAAATCGAATAACACTTCTTGCCGTGGCTCTCGTACTCGTAAATCGTGTACCCGACTTTTCCGTCTTTGATAGTTTGTACCGCCTCATCATCGGCAAGAATTTCACGTACCGTTTCGGCGGTGTGTCTTGGTAGGTTCACCAACCGTTTGTTTTCCTCATCAATAATTACGGGGCTGTCGCCTAATTGCGACTTGTGTACGTAAAGCCCATTGATTTTGTGTACCACATCTTTGCCGCCCTCATTTTCAGAATTGAAAATATCTGCTAACTTGGTGTACTGAAAATCGGTTGTGTCAATGACAAACGTGGTCTTGTTAAATTTACTTGCAAAACTTTTCATTGTAGTAATCTTTTAATTGTTAAACTTATTGTTAATTATTCGGCTGTCTGTCCTTGCGGTTCGCCGTCAAACGGCAATTTCGGTTCGGGGTTGTCTTGCGGCTTCAAGTCCATAAGCCACGCACGAAAGCGGTTTATTTTCATAACCGCACGTTGGTTGCGGCATACTTCGTTACACGCCATAAGGCCACCCAAAGCCGACAAAGCGGCAAACGAAAATTCGTCAAATGCGTTTCTTTTTTCTTCCATTGTAGTAAACTTTTAATTGTTAAACATAGACTTTTTGAATTTCAACGTACCGTTGTGTTTGACTACCGTTGTATCGGTGGTTACTATCGTTGCCTTGCCCCGTACCGTTGTACCCTTTGTAACGGTGCAACCCTGCAAGATTGCAGATAGAAACAACATCGCACCACATACGACAAAAATAGCTAAACACATTGCAACTTCTTTAATTGCTTCTTTCGGTTGCTCTTTGAAATGCTTTACTAACTCTTTCATATTTCAACTTGTTTAAGTAACACGTTGCAAAGATACAACTTTTTTCTAACATACAAGCATAAGCGCACAAATTATTTTCGTTTTAACTTTTATTAACTCTTGGTGTTGTGTTCCACGTGAAACATTTTATTTTGTGCATCGGTGTGGCAGTGTTCCACGTGAAACAATTTCACGGGCGCACACGCATAACAAAAACCGTGCCAAACTTGCACACTACAAAAACCGTGCCAAAACATTTTTATGAAAGTTTAACACATAGCAAAAACCGTGCCAAAGTGAGCCGCCAAATGTTAAAAAACGGTAAAGTGGCGACCCAGCAAAAACCGTGCCACAAAATGTTTGCAAATGTTAAAAATGCGTTGGGAAACGTTAAATAAGGGTCAGTAGCGTA